TTCTCCATTCCGACCGGAATGTCCGATCCTCGCTTCTCAGGCACACTCCCTCCTGATCGATTCGATTAAGAGCAGGAAGGTATCAACTACCTGGCGGGAAGGTCATGCAGGCTTGCCGAAAGCACACTATGTACCGAAGGGAAAAACGGCGTTCCTTAGCAGCCACCTGACACCATAGAGAATCACCAGATCCGTCATAATGCGATTCGCAGCTTCGAAGAGAGTGACCGCTGGATATGGGCCGATGCCCACAATGTCTCTCTTCAGCGCTTCCAGGAGCCTAACGCCTCTGAGCGCTGCGACTGATTCGCCCAGGCACTCGATGGATGTGACGTACTCAACCAAGGTCTGATCGATGTTCTCACGTGAGAGCGTATCGCTGGATTGATGCATGGGTGTCGTTTGTGCTTAAAAGAATATCGGACCCTAACAACATCGCCTTTCGTTCAGATTGTTCAACGATGTACCCCAAAAGTCCTGATTTTGTAGAGAGTTGTCGAGGCGTTCAGATTTTGTTCGGCCAACTAGCGTAATACCGCCAAACGTACAAGTGCCTTATTCCTGTTGTGTTAACGATTGGTCCCGAAACGCCGCAGTGTTTAGCATTTCTCCCCACTTGGCGCCTAGTGTAACCGTGGGCCTTGCTGCCGCCGAAATGATACGCTCAGCATTCCGTCAGAAATACTCCTTTAATTTCATCTGGGTTCGATTAGCGTTTTCTCAAGGACCTCGCTGCGACAATTCGGGCACCTTGCCGGGTGGTCGAGAATATAGTCCGTCACGCTGCCCTTCGAGCCTGTGATGCGGTCCAGAATCCAATCGAATGGAATCTCCGCGCCAATCGAGTTGCACTGCTCACAGGATTCGATTAACCGTTCCGCTTTACGTAGTGTCGCAGGGTCGATGAGTACGATTACTTGCCGTTCGGGAGATGGATCGAAGAACTCGCGCACCTTCGGAATTGTACGACCGGGCTCTGTCTAAAGACGAGAACGGTGTCGATGTGGCACAATCCGAGTTCTTTATTCCTCGTGCATGGGACAGCACGGCGGTAAACAACCGGTGGTGGTGAGCATGAACCCAGACAGCAGCCTCAATCGAGATGCGGTCGTCAGAGTCGGGGAGATCCTGGCTTACCTGCAATCAGACCGCTATCTCAACAAGTCGGAAGCTGCTCACTATTTAGGTGTCAGCGTTCGTACGTTCGCGGGCTGGATGGATCGGCTTCCCAAATACCGGCCCGGCGGAAGGGTTCTGAGGTCACACTACGTATTTTGGAAACAGCGCTGGGCACTAATTGGCGGGAATCGTCGTAAACGCCCCTCCCGTGTACCTCAACCCTATTGCGTAAAAATCCGAGTAGTCCGTCGATTTAATTTTGAGGATGCCAACGTTATTTGCCGAACCTGGCACTATATCGGTCAGAAACCGCGCGATGGATGTGTGCGCAGGGACGGTAACTGTTGCGCCGAGCGAATTGATCGTGAGTTGATACGTGCGAGCCATTGCCGTGCCGTTCGCGATGGCAATTCCAAGCTGAGAGCCGCGCTGGTCAGCAATCATCCGATAACCGCGACCAAACAGCAGCAGCGGGTTACCATCTGAAGCAAATACGGTTGCCTCGGCAATTTTCGTGCCATCCTTCGCGTAGTAGCTGTAGAGAGCCTGTGCGTTCACATAATCGCTACAAGTCAGTGTCGCATATCCCGTCCGCAACGATTGATCGGCTGCACTTGACGAGACGTAGTAGTTGCCCTGGTCAAGCGCAATTATCCAGTCGCTCCTCAAGCCTTTACCGTCGAGATTCACACCAAGGCCGTAAAGAATCAGCGCACAGGTGATAGTCGTAGTCGATGTTTCATACTCGGGGAAAATCGTGAAGGTCGTCTTGTAGTAGCTGCCGTCGCTGAAGACCCCATCAGCTACTTGCGGAAAGACATTAGACCTGTACTGAGCGTTGGCGAGCGGTGTAAGGATCAGGGAAGCTACAACGAATAAAGCGGCCCGTTTCATTGGATAAAGTGCCTCCAGCAGCCTTGTAGCATGCGTATGATCATCCGACAATGGGTTCGGTGTCGTTCATTTCGAGGACGACAGCCGCTTGTATCCGACACGGCGACCAAACGCGATGGCGCAAACAAGGCCAACCATCAACAAGGCCAATGATGAGGATTCTGGAGCTGTGTATTCCACGCTCGTGATTGTGTCGTGTAGTCTGAGCGATGTACCGGGTAGGTTTATGACAAGGTCGCCCGTTCCGTCATAATTGCCCTGCACGCTCATCCAGTCTTGAGCGAATTCACCGCCAAAACTAAAGCTCAGCAGTCCCAAGTGGATATATCGTTGGAGAAAGACACTCCAAACATTGGGCGGGGGCCCCGGCCAAACAAAATCGGCGCCAGTAAGAACATATCCTCGTACCAGGTCTTTGTAGAAACCCGCGTGCGCCGAAAAAGTTCTTGGACCTGGTGGTAGGACGTAACCGCCGGGGTCATCGATTATTCCCCGAACCGTGATGCCGCCCGAGAGGGGGCCGTAGGAGATAGAGTCCGCCCAGGCCTTCTTGGGCGCCACTAACAATATCAGGACAAACAGTGGGACGTGAAACGCGATTCGCATCATTCCGCGCATTGCAGTTTTCCCTCGCCAGAAACAAATCTTCAGTAGTAGAAACCAAACACGATTGAACAAGGCGTGATGTTGTTCTTAGCGCGCCGGACGCTAGCAGCCCAAAGACTATCTGTCAACGGATATTCGTAATCCTTTCGTTAGCACATCATTTTGTCCGCATGAATTAGCACGTCATTTGTCCGCTTTTGACCGCAGCGAAGCTGAGGCTAGTTTTTAGGAGCGGACCTATCCAGTCCTTGTGCTTGCTCCCGATGGACCTGTCCTGTCCGTCTTTTGCGGATAAACTTAGCAAGTCGACAGGCAGGGCCCCAAGCTAGCTTTGGCCGGCGAATCGACGGCACTCCTGAACCGTCTTGCTTGGGGCTTTCCCACAAGATCAGGAATCGCTCTACGGAGGTACGAGTTTTGCGTAACCGGAAACGGGGACCAGAAGCAAAGGCTTGTGACGCCTGCAATGTATACAGACTTCTCCACGAGTTCACAGGTTCAGGAGTTTGCACCTATTGCGAACGCAGGAATTCTGTACCGAAGGCGGCCACTAGGGAGTGTACTCATTGCACACATTACGAAAAAGACGGTCATCTGCGCTGTTGCAAATGCTCGATGGATTTAGCGCCGCAGGCTCAACTGGCCGTTGATGAGTCGGCACCGATTGGGGCTGCCTTGGGCATTTCCGTACAGGCACAGTTGGTCGAGAACGCTGCCGCTACGAAGCGCCAAGCTGCCTGGAATGAACTAACGGCGCTCGTGCAGGAGCAAGATGAAGCGCGCCACAGGCGGAAAATAAGGCGACTTGAGCGTATCGGAACGCTAACCGAAGAAGCTCGGAATTACAGATCGAAAACTGCACGTGACGCCTTCGATAAGATTTTTCCGCCCGAGCCGGCACTTGAATCAATTCGAACTCACGGGCGGCCGGACTTGCTTAAAGGTGATGCTGAGGCAGACCTTACGTTCTGTCTTACGGATGATGATATTAAAGAAATTTTGGACAGCTATGATGCCTCCATAGAGCGGGTTGAGAAAGGCGTGCAAAGAGCGCGGCTGACGAAACGGGAACGCGAAATCTTCAAAATGTTAAGTCGCAACAAGACTCAAGAGGAGATCGCCGAAAGGCTGAAGGTTTCTCAGCCGGCGGTGTCGAAAGCCGTCCAACGGTTGAAAAAGAAGTTCGCGACAACGGGACTTGAACCACCCACATGTCAGAAGTGCGGCCGCGTCACTTACCGTCTCACCAGGGTCGCCAATCGCTACGAATGTCGAGCCTGCGCCACCGGAGAATTCGATGACGACGGTTTCCACGACGTTTACGATCAGGGCGAAGCCGGCGACCGCCGCCACAATGGCGAATCGATGCGCCTCCATTGGAATGAATAACCCGTTATCGCAGAGGCGATTACGGCGAAAAAGTTATAAAACGGTTCGTTCCTTTGCTCCTATTGAGGGGAGTAAGTTTTGCAAGCAATGCAGACTCGCTCCCCTTTCCTTTTGCACGTTTCCGAATTAATTGGGTATTAACTGCAATGCAGGCACGAATCTTTGCAGCCGTCCGCGAACTGCGCGGCGTAAAACAAAAGGATCTCGCGCTACAGATTGGGCGATCTCAAGCTTGGATCAGCCTTCTCGAGAACGGAAAAATTCGGGCCCAAGAGAGCGACATCGAACGTATCGCGTCTGCTCTGAACGTGGCTGCGTCAGCACTCCGACATGAGGACAGTCATCTGCTTCAGCATTGCAATTGAAGTTTAATTAAGCATTCAAACTCCAACGAGAGATAAAAAGCCGTCCACTACGGGACGGCTTTTCCATTTATGAGCCATCTCAAGACCTGCATCGTTTGCATCTTGGTCAATCTGCCGCTGCCGTTATCGGTTCGGATCGCCAAACTCGTTCTGCTGTTTTGGGTAGGCTTCAAGAGTGCGTAATCCTGGCTGTCTCGATCAAGAGAAGCTCATCAGCATCGCCGAGGTCTTGGACTACCTTCAAACAGATAGTTATCTCGACAAGACGCATGCGGCCGCTTATCTCGGCGTGAGTGTCCGAACCTTCGAAAGCTGGATGGAGCAGATTCCCCGATACCGGCCAGGAGGAAAGTCCTTGTTCAAAAAATCCGAACTCGACGCGTTCATGAAGCGGCACCAGGAATTGCCCACAGACGTCGACGTGAACGCACTCGCCGATGACGCAGTGAAGGCGGTGCTTCGATGAAGGGAATGCTGGACACCTAAGAGAAATGAGAGCTGATTTGACTTTTTCACCTTCGGTCCCTGGCCAGACACAGCTCACAGACTTCCGTCAGCAGTTCATCGAGGCCATACGAGGCGCCGGATTCAACGCACCCGGGGAAGTCGTTGCTGATGGCGCTCTACACCGCTGGGCATTGAATGGACAGCCGAGCAAAAAGGATGGTTGGTATGTGTTGTATGGTGATGGCATCCCAGCCGGCTGCTTCGGCGACTGGCGAGATTCCGAAAAAAAACACTACTGGCGTTTAGACCTTGGCCGCAAATTGACGACAGCGGAGGAGGTCACACATCGGGCGCGCGTTAAAGAGATGCGACGCACGCGCGAGGCCAAGGAAATTAAGAGACACGCCGAGGCCCGCAAGGAGGCGCAACGGATCTGGAATGCAGCGAAGCCGGCGAGTCATGACCATCCATATCTCAAGCGAAAAGGTGTCCAGTCTCACGACTTGAGAGTTAATACCCAGGGGCGGCTGATCCTGCCGTTGAGGATTGACGGAGAGCTGCATTCCGTTCAGACGATCGATGCAAGCGGAAGAGAAAAGCGTTTTCTCGCCTGCGGCCGTAAGAGCGGCTGTTATTTCTCCATAGGTTTGAAGGCGCGCGCCGATGAAGAGAAGCTCCTGCTCATTGCAGAAGGGTATGCAACCGCCGCTTCGATTCACGAGGCTACAGGTCACACAACCGTTGTCGCGTTCGACGCGGGCAATATCTTACCCGTTGCGCGACACCTGAAAGCTCGATATCCGGAATACCGGCTCATGATGTGCGCTGATGACGATGCCGACACATCGGGAAATCCGGGCTTAACCAAGGCTACGGAAGCAGCGGAAGCCGTAGATGGTCTGCTGGCCGTGCCGGATTTCGGCAGCGATCGACCGAAAGGGGTAAGCGATTTTAACGACCTGGCAGGCCTTCGCGGAGCTGCGGCCGTTAGAGCGGCGATTGAGAAAGCACTCGCGAAAGAGGATGCGAAAGCGGAGCGCGCGGCCATTGTCGCCGAGGCTGTGCTGGACGGCGGCAGTACCGGCTATGACAACACCGTCAATGCCGAGCCGGAAGAAGAATTGATTCTCGATCCTGGAGACCCGGCGCCCAGCGCTCGGAAATTTGTTGCGCGACACCATAGCAATGAACAACTCCGAACCCTTCAACGGCAGTCTGGGGTGTTTTTCAAATATCGGCCGTCAGCGAACGTCTTCAGGGAAATTGATGAAGCAACGGTTCGGTCCGAACTGTACAGGTTCCTGGAACCTGCGAAGCGCTGGATCGAGAAAAAGACCGACCCTGGGAAGCTTGTTCTCGGACCGTTCAAGCCGACCAAGAGCAAAGTCGATAACGTTATGGACGCGCTTCGCGCTGAATGCAACTTGTCGGCGGACAAGAGCGCCCCTTGCTGGCTGGACGATCGGCGTAATTTGAGCCCTTATGATGTGGTGGCCTGCCGGAATGGGCTGCTACATCTCCCGACGCGTCAACTCCTGTCGTCGACTCCGCAGTTTTTCACCCTCACCAGCGTGGATTTTCCGTACAACCCGAAAGCGCCGCGGCCGGAGAACTGGCTTGGTTTTCTTTCGCAACTCTGGCCAGATGATTCGCAGTCGGCTGAGACGCTGCAAGAATGGACCGGGTACCTCTTAACACAACGCACGCACTTTCAGAAAGCTCTCATGCTGGTTGGCCCGAAACGCTCGGGTAAGGGCACCATCGGCCGCGTTATTCGTATGCTGCTGGGCGATCGAAACGTCTGCGGGCCCACTCTGGCAAATCTGGCTGAGCAGTTCGGCCTTTCAATCCTGATCGGTAAATCGCTGGCGATCGTCGCCGACGCGCGTATTAGTGGGCGCACGGACACCGCGGTCATTACAGAGCGGCTGTTGAGTATCAGCGGTGAAGATACGCTTTCTATTCCACGTAAGTTCCTGCCGGACTGGAACGGCAAACTTCCCGCGCGGTTCATGCTAATGACGAACGAGCTCCCACGGCTGGAGGATTCGTCCGGCGCCATGGCATCGCGATTTATTGTCCTGATGCTCACGCGGAGCTTTTACGGACAGGAGGACCATTCACTCCTCGATCGTTTCATTCCGGAGCTGCCGGGCATTCTCCTTTGGGCGCTCGATGGCTGGGATAGGCTCAGTAAACGCGGTAGGTTCCAACAGCCAGAGTCCGCCTCACAGCTCATCCAAGAGTTTGAGGACCTCGGCAGCCCAATCACTGCATTTCTACGTGAGCGCTGTGAGATTGGTCGGGGCTATGAAGTGATGCAGGATCGTTTGTTCGATTCCTGGAAAGAATGGTGCGAGGAGAACGGCCGGGAAAAATCGGGCACTGTCCAGATGTTCGCGCGCAATATTCGCGCCGCAATCCCTTGGTTAAACGTTATTCGTCCGCGAGTTATGGGTGCCCAGGTGCGCCTTTGGACGGGCCTTCGGCTGAAGGTTGAGTCGCGATGAGTCGCGACTCTCTCTTTTGTATATATGTTTTGACTTACGCGGGCATGTACGCGCGAGCGAGCAATCTTACATACAAAAGGCTGAGTCGCGACTCATCGCGACTCAGGAGCCTGGTTTTATGAGCGCGCTTTTAATTCTAGGAAAATCAAAAATCCATTTTTCAAGGCGATTAGGCGGGGCAATCATCTACTCACCCCATCGGACATGAGTACTTTGGTTATGTGGGGGATTCGCCGGGAATCAATTCGCGAGTCGGGGCGCAATCAAGAACCAGAACCCGCCTGGAGCCGAACAGGTACAGGGGTAGGGCGGGTCAAATCTCTGCGAGTGGTCGGCGGTAGACCGCGCGTCAGTCAAACGCGCGTCTTGTCAAAATTCGACTTTTTTGTACACGATGGATGAGAACCAAGGAGGGTTCATGAGAGGAAGAAGGCCCACACCAAGCAATTTGAAGATCATTCGCGGAACCTGGCGGCGCGATCGCGCACGAGTTGATGAACCGCAGCCGGCGCCGGAATTATTGCCCTGTCCGGAGTTTTTAAGCCCAAAAGCTAAGGAAGAGTGGAACCGCCTAGGTCCGGAGCTGTTTGAGCTTGGCCTCTTGACGAAGCTCGATCGAGCCGCGTTCTCCGTCTACTGCCAGGCTTTTGCGAATTGGCACGAGGCAAGCGAGAAACTTGAATCTGAAGGCGCCGTTCGGACGACGAAACGAGGCGACATGGTGAAGAGTCCTTGGGTCACGATCGAGCGTCACGCATTCGAAGAACTATTATTGATCGCCCGGGAATTCGGCATGACGCCGTCGTCTCGCGGCCGAGTGTCAGTTGCGGTATCGTCGGATCCAGCCGAGGACGATGATTTGCTCAGCTGAAACACAGTCTACTTTAAATTCAATTGCTTATCGGCGATTACCCAGTTGCTGTTCCTGCCAACCTGGCAGCGGGCGCCCGGCAGAAAAATCGCGCGATTACCCGATCGAAAGCGACGCTCTGTGCGGATTTGTGGAAGCCTCGGGTCCTGACCTGTCCTCCGGTTTCGATACGGTTTTCCCGTTGACAGACATTCCCAAGCCTGATCAACCGAAGCCGTTCCACGACGGGCCGCGCGGGTTCTGCGGTCGCCAGGGTCGGCAATGTGTTCGACCAGATGAAGGCGAAGTACGCGAAGATGTCCACGCCGAGCGCTCCGGCATTGAATGCCTGGATGGAAGTCAACCCGCGGGACATGTCGCACGAGGCAAATCCCGGCCAGCAGATCATCGACGAGGGTTTGTTCGCGAATAGTAAAGCTCAAATGCGAACCAACGTTCAGGCCGCGCTGAAAGACGCGGGCGACATGATGCAGACGAAACTCGCGGATGCCGGTGCTCGAGGCGTCACGATTGACGCGCAGGACCATGTCTTGAATGCGCTGAGCGGGCCAGCGAGCCAATTGGATCTCCGACGGAAGCGGCATTTCAGAACCAGCTTCTGAGCGTCATGCACAAGATTTTGAAGAAATATCCGAATCTGGACAGCTTGACGCCAGAACAGGCGCATGCGCTCAAGGTCGAAATCGGCGATTCGATCAAGTGGGATGGGGCGCCATATGAACGCGCCGTCAATAAGGCGCTCGTGCAGATGTACGGTGACATTAACGACGCCATTAAGTCGCAACTTCCTGGAATCGCCGATGACATGAAACGCTGGGGGAATTTGTATCAGGCGGACAAGGCCCTGGGGAAATCGATCGTGAGAAATAATGCGGGAACCGGGACTCCAGACGCGGCGCCGAATCCGGTAAAAGACACCGCGAAAGCCGCCGCCTGGTATGTTGGAAAGAAGGCGATCGGGCCGGCGGTTCTCGGCGGCGGATATGCGCTGTATCGACTGACGCAGGACAAGTAACCCTTCAGGGAGAACACCGAGCTTTTCGGTGTGCTTTCGGCAAGCCTGCATGACCTTCCCGCCAGGTAGTTGATACCTTCCTGCTCTTAATCGAATCGATCAGGAGGGAGTGTGCCTGAGAAGCGAGGATCGGACATTCCGGTCGGAATGGAGAA